CGCCTAGTGGTCAACGAAAAAGAATCAGGGTAGGAATAAGATACCTCCCAAAAACATTGGCCTCGGTTTAAAGTGCTAACATCGCCATTGACTTGACAAGTGGGTTTATGACTTCCTTGTTGGAATCATAAAAATTCCACGCCTTGCCAAAGAAATTGGCTACCTTGGGCATCACTCTTTTCAACCAAGCAAAGTGCTCGGGATTTCCTCGACAAGGATTGATCCCACACAATTGATCAAGGACAGAGTCAATGCAAGCTTGAGATCCTTTGATCTCAACAAGGTTCCAGAGCTTCGAATCAGTTGTAAACTCATAATTGGTAGTCACGGAGATCTGACCAATAGAGGACGGCTGATTCACGATAGCTTGTGACGGGATGTACTTCCCAGACACAACTATCGCAGGGGGGCTCGCGAGGAGAGACTCAGAAACAGAGTTCCAATCAATGTCCTCAGGGCCATCAGGGAAGTAGCAACACGAGGTTCCCTCATTATATTGCCTTTCAGCCATATTGCTCATCTGAGCGAGAGACTCGTAGTATTGATAAGCACCTACTTCCTGAGTGGGAGTATTCGTGAAAAAACTATCACGATTTCCTCCAGGGAGCAAAGCCGTCGACACGAAACCACCACTGAAGGCTGGGGCTTGGTTAGGTGAGAACGTCACGACCATTGAAACTGGTCGAATTTGCTTGATGATGCCAGTGTCTGATGAATTCTCAACGCCTGAAGTAAACGTTGTAGTCATAGACCAGACAACAGTAGCAGCATTATCACCAGAAATATCATTTCCGGCAATAGTGAGGCTACCAGGTTGACCATTAGCCTGTTGGGCAATGGTCACAAGGACCATGTTGAATGAAACACTGTTTGTAGCAGTGTCAACCAACAAAGTGAACGTGGATCCAGCAGTCACTGTAAAAGTCAAAGGGTTGTTAATAGCACCAACTCCTTCAACATACAGTGAAAAAAGGTAGGTACCGGGTGGGGGGTACAAAACGGAAGAACCGCTTGTAACTCCGAGTCCGCCTCCTACATCAGTGAGAACTATGTCAAGACCATAGCTCTCAGTCTGGATCCCTTGGGGAAAACCTGACACAGGATCAGGCAATCCAAGGACACCTCCCGCCGTAGCAAGAGATGTCCCAGGCACAGCAGCAAGAAGCGCAGGGCCTTGCTGTGTCATGATCGCGTAATGTCTGTCAAGACGGGGATCCATCCCCTTAGTCTTGGAGACATACGTGTTCGGGTCAGCCCAATTGGTGTCTGAAAATGCAGGACACCCCACTCCAAGCTCAGCAATTGCACACTTGAAGTGGTTCGGTCGATCAAGCCCGCCCATTATTGCTTGGACGAGGACTGTGAACCTACCGGCGTCTGGGTTGGTTCCAGTGAGGTCGGCACATGGGACATCGTAGACAGATGTTGAGCTGAAGACAGAAGTGCCTCGACCGTACGACGTAGGAATTCGAGCCGGACCTGAAGCTGGGTTGATGAGAGATCTCGCGTAGTCAAAGCTAGCTTCACAGTTGATGAGGAGAGATGCTTTAAGTCCATATTCACCTTGAAGTTCAACTCGCCCGAGCTTACGAACAGGTACGATTTGCCCCTGACCTCGTCTGTTTCCAGACGTTCGTCCGGGGTTACCGTAAGCGCCTCCACGTTTGGTGGCGACGACAAGGGCTCGCTCAGTTGCAGCTCTCTTTCGGGCTTTAGCTCGCTGACGCTTGGCTCGATTGCGCTCACGCTTTTCTTCTGCACTGAGGAGATTTTGAACGGCTTGTTTCGCTTGGACATTTCCTTTTCTTGGCATTCGACTCTCAAAGATTTTAAAACAGGAGATATCAATTACTGGATCAAACTGTTCCATGAGATTGTCAAGGGCAACCGCAAGCTGGCCATTCTTACGGCTCTCACGGCCATGATAAAGGAACATCAATGAACGTTTAGGCAAGCGAAAAGAGCGCACAGGATGGTCTTTGGCTATACCCCCGCGCACCTCAAGCGCATCCAAAACCATGTTAACACACCTCCAATCATGAGGTGAAGGAAACATGGCGACAGCTATGCCGCACGCCCTTTCATAGGCATACAGCAAGTTGCCAGGTTTTTCTGAGTACCTCAGAGATGCCCACATCTTTGACATATTGAGCAAGGGCATCTGCATTCCACAACCACAAAAGCATGGAACAAAGGTCTTAGAACAAAACGACGCATTTTCACGCCCTTCAAACTCGAGAGTCATTACAAACCCGAGCTTGGCAGCATCTGCAATGAACTCATCAGGGGTCCAAGGCAGGCAATCAGAGGAGAGATTATCATCACCACAAACAGCGCAAACGGTGGTTCGCCTGTAGTCACCGAACGAAGCATCCGGAAATTTGGAAAAGAAACAGAACATATGCAAAAAATGGGCAATAAGACTGTTCCAATCCAAAGTTACAAGCAACCCTGAAGCCATTGAACCATTCTTTCGAATGGTCGCACCATCAGGCAAGACAATCAAACCGTGCGCACAATGATAAGCATAATTGGTGGCACGCAGCCAATTATCTTTTGTCTGGAACTCTTCGTCCAAATGGTCAAAGAAGAACAATGCAAGGTACCAGAAAAAGAGTGGATGAACAGAACCATCCCAATCTTTTCCGTCAAACCCCTTCCAATTGGGATGACGAGCGATCTGCTTGAACAACTGATCCCATCCTCCAAAAAATTCAGTCTTACCAGGCCACAAAGGAGTGGTCCTGAGCTGATGGAGCTTGTCTAGTTGATCCTTGAACAACCGCACGCCATGATAGTTTCCAAACATATCATCAGCACAAAAAGCACGAGCTTTATCAAGGGCAATCTTCTCTTTCGGAAGCATCTCACTCTTGATATACATCGCAAAGGTCGAATGAGCATGCGTTGACTTACCGACTTTATCCCAGTAATCACACAGATCCTGCTCATACTTCAAAAAAAAAGATCCCTTGGTCTCGAGTGGGAAACCAGGGGCAGCTGAAGTAGTCTTGGTAAAGGTCTGCTCATATTCACCGTGAGACAAAACCTTACCTCCAGAGATGGTTGGACCGTAAATGTGCTCAAAAGCATCCCATGATTTACGCCACGCCCGACTATTAATAGGCATGGTACCACGAACAGGGTAGTATTTAGCCACCCCTTTCTTCACCGTACCAACTGTAGGCACAGCAGGAAGAAACTCACCATCATTTGGAACAACTTCATCAACAAGGTCTTGAATGCTTGAATCCCTCCGCAAAGAAGAACGCAACGGAAAGTAATGGTTCATCATAAAAAGAACCTCTGGTCGATCTGGACAATCAACAGTAAGATCAGTCTTTCCACCCCAATGCTTAATTTTTCCTTCTCGATTATTGAAGGTAATGGACGCCGGCAACGGGGGAAGAACATCTTTCCAATCGCACTTTCCTTGGGTCAGGAAATGCATAAGATCAAGGGTCATTGGTGTCATATAATTGTTGGCACCAACATATCCACAATGAATACCGATGACCTGGCCCCTACTGTTCAACACAGGGGAGCCACTGACACCATACCACGTGGAAGTCTTGGGATAATACCACAAACGATTCTCAGCATGGAAGTACAAAGGACCTTCCACCTTCGAAACATTTTGGGCATACGAGGTACGAGATGCGGAAATGTCATCATCTGTATACCTTAAAATGGTAATGTTCTCACCAACCTCAGGCAGAGCCATTGCATAGCTCCGCAGACCAGGAATACTAGGTTTTGGCGCGAACCGAAGATCAGCAGTTTTCAACTGCTCTTCGACCACAGGATCATGCTTCACCCAATTCAAGGTAAAGTATTTCGGGGAACCTTCGAGATCCTTGTATCTCACCTCATTGCCAACCACACTAACGTGATGACAAGTAACCATGTAGTTACCAAGAGCAACACTGGTTCCATAATGAACAGACTGTTCACCATCAGGACCATATATAGGAGCAATGTGTTTCAAACTCTCAAGAGGAATTGGGACAGAACCAGGAACACGAACTTCCTTACCAGCAGCAGGAGCACAAGCACACGGGACTTTCTTGCACTTCAAACACTTACAGTTGGCCCACTTAGCACACGGAACCTTGTTACAGATTTCGCAGCCAGGCTCATACTGACACTTGTTACAAGCCACTGGTAATCGTTTTTGAGTCTTCTTGTGATAAACGCCATCTTTACGCACACAAGAAGAATACCTGTGAGCATTTCTTGAATTAATGACACAGGTACAACGAACACAGTTCTTGGGCTCAGCCAAAAGGGGCTGAGGCGGAACTTTAGCTTCAGGAGTGCTCACAACAGGGGGAGAAGCCTTCACCTCTGGAGCACTCACTAAAGGAGAGGGTGGTGGCCGAGTAACAACCACCGGTTTGGATTCAAAACCAACAGGCTCCAAAAGCGGCCTAGGCACAACAACAGGGGCGGCATGTTGCAATGGAGCAAAACCAAGTCGCCGGCAAGAAAAGCTATGTTCACAATCACTCCCACCACAAAGGTAGGGAGCAAAAGTTCCACATCGTCCACCACAAAAGTGCTTACAGACAAGCAATCCCTCCTTGACCCTATTTGAAGTGCAATGAGGATCATGAGCACAATCAAAGTCCCCACAAGCAACACGAGTAGTGCATACACCACGACATCTGTCACCATGTGTATGTACGCACTGCTTAATATCACCCTTGAGACTTGATTCCTTCACAATCTGTCGATCTTCTTCCTCGACCTCAATGAACAAAGGGACATTATTCATATCAACAGGGGGAGCAAAAGAGTAACCGGTCAATTTACACGTAACGGCGTGTTCACACGAATCATCACCGCATGCAAACCTCATCTTGCCACACATACCACCACAATTGTGGCGGCAGGTAGCCAGACGAAACTCTTTCTTCTTCCTCGCATGGTAACCCCTAACATCGAGCGGGTTAACGTCAGCATCTTGCTGCCCATACAAGTACTCCTCATACTCCTCAGAATAATCATCTACATCATCTTGGTCTGAGTAATCCTCCTCACTTGCACCAGGCACAAAAAGACCTTCGTGCAAATCAGGGTTTTCGAACTCATCGAAAGCCTGAACAATGTCGAGATAAGAATCAATTGACTTTGGGGCCAACTGATCCCACTCAGAGGGTTCAAAGAGCTCAGGAGCTTTACCCTCATACTGGATCCAAAATTTTTGGCCTTTGCCATTATAACCCTTTCTCTTGAAGACAGCTTTCGCTGAATGAGCTTTCAAGAGACTAGTTACATTTCTAATCGCAGTGTCAACTGAGAACTTGGCCTCAGGAACCCGTCGAGTAACAATGACCTTACGACGTGAAGCGAGCAACTTCTTGCGAAGTTTCTCTCTCTTAAGTTCCATAGCCTTAGTTTCTTCCTCAAGAGCATCTTCACTGCGAGCAAAGCAACCAATAATATATGGCTTAGCAATGGCACCAACCAATAGAGCTGTGCCAATCCCCAAACCCACCATTATGATAGGGGGGATGGGAGGAGCTGCCTTATCTTTCTGCAACTCTCTCGAAATGGCAACACCTGCAGCGATAGTCGAAGACATCTCAGGAACACTATTCAAGTTCTCTTGAGAATTAGCATCTCCGATTATCAACGAGGCGTTTTCAAGTTCAGATCGTGTAGTCTCATCGATGCTACTGCTACTACTAGAACTATTGTTGGAGTTTGCATATGCACTCCAATCAACACCGAATTTCTTCCCCTGGGGAACTTCGAACTTTCCGTGCGCATTAGCAGCTTCTTCAGAAGTTCGAGGCATAGGCTGGGCATTGACAAAATTGACAGGTTGTTTACTGTCAACTTTTTCCTCGGCTACCTTACCCGCAAAAGAAACAATTCGGCCAACACATTGCATCAAATAAGTCACATAACCGACTTCAGCAAGACCAGCAACAAGGCCAGCCATAGCAACAAGGTTGCCCAACATCATATATGTATTGTGAAACTTTGCGCGACCTTCTGTTTTCTTACCTTTTCGATACTCGTTATAATCTGACCACAAACGAGGAACAGGACCGCACAAACTCCATATCAACATAAACAACACTGAGACAATCTGGTGGTGCTCACGAATCCACGTGACAGCACCAACGGTCCAATCTTTCCCAACTGAGAGAGCCCAACCAGTCGTTTGAACAGCCTGGCTGGCAACGTTCTTCGTAGCTTGAGCGGCAGTACCTACAGCACCAGCCACAGTATTAGCAGCGGCACGCAAAGCCCCAACTTGTCGGTAAGTCGCCCTAGCAACGGATAACCCAGGAAAGAAATCACACACATAACCCCACAACCCGTCCTCCCAAGAGGCAGCAGGCAATGGATCATTGTCCAATTCCTCACCAAGGTCAGCAATAGAACGTGCTCTCAACTTATTCCGCACATGATCCCACGCACTTTTAAGTGCGTAGAAAGTAGTAACCGCACAGCCCAATGCCACAGTTAAGAGCATAGTCATTGAGAACGCAGGGAAAAAAGATGAGAAAAGAAAGGCAAAAAACATTGTCGCACCAGGAAAGTACGCTGCTTGAGGATCAACAGCAAACCCCCCTGGGACAAAAACAAGCAAAGTGGCCAAAGCCAAGCACAACTTACAAAAAGACAAATCATACTGCCTACCCGTAAGTTGCACCCGCTTTGGAGGATACCCACTGGTTTTGACAAGATGAAGAGACGTCTTGTCAGCAGGGCGAACAGTGTATTCATAAGAAGAAGAATACCCAATCGCTCTGCAAGCCAAAGAGGAGCAGTGCGTGGCACCCGGGATAGCCTTTGCTATAAAATTCCCAGCTTCACACACACCCTGAGGAGTTTTCAACTCCCCAAGCGAACCTCGAGAACACTTAAAACAAACAAATCCGATATCACAAGTCCTGCAAACACAGTACATCATGATTCGGTTGCCTATTTCAGTATCCAAAAGAAGAGCAGCTGAAGTTTTATAGTTGGTCATGTAAACATCCCAACTAACTTCCCCAGTTCCAACAAGCCAAAATCGAACAAGCTTACGGTTGCACAGCCAATTAAGGCCCTGAGCAACAAGAGCTAACAAACGCTCCATATTAACCTCCGGAACGTCCTCATAAATTGACTGAAGACCAACCGAAAGTTCTGGCCACGTGTGTCCATCAAGGTACCACAAAGCGTGCATGGCACCCCAAGCAAGGGCAGGCATAGCAACCGAAGTTTGGTCCATGGGACGGTTGTTATCCATCTCATAGACAGCAGCAAAGTACCACTCGACAGGCATGCCGAAAGGATTCGTAACGAAGGAACCAACACGAGCGTCCTTAGACACTGCGTTAGAGTTAGACGACGAATGCTC